ACCTCAAGCGGGAATGACGTAACCAACTACGTAATAGATGTAAGCGACGTGACCACCATAGAAAGTGAGGCCCTCGGGAACATGAAGTTCTTCGACCCAAGCACCCCTCAAACACTAATAACTGCTAGTGGGGCCACAGGCGCCTACGTGAGGAACTTCCATGTCGAGTCCAAGCTAACCGTCTATATCTCAAACAACTCTACGACTCCCTGCTGGATCACTGCGTACAAGTGCGTGCCTAAGATGGACTCCTCAATAAGTGCTGCGGATGCCTTCTCCGATGGTGTGGCCGATGGGACCAATACTACGGGAATCTCTGCTCTGGTAACCCCATATGATGCGCCCCACTTCACGGACCTCTATGATGTGGTGGCTCTAGGAAAGAAAAGGCTCCAACCGGGGGTGACAAAGGCCTATAAGATGGGATGGGCCAAATTCACCTACGACCCCTCGGTGGTGGACACCATAGCGGACTCCTACCAGAAAATGAATAAGTACCGGGCCTTCCTCTTCCGGCAACATGGGGACTACGGCCATGGGACAAGTACGTCCACTCAGATAGGGTACACTCCCTCTGGTACTGACGTGACATATCTCCGGGAATACAAGGTCATCTACGAGTCGGGGGGTCCTGCGGTGCAATACAAGTATTGCAACGACTCTCGGGTGTCTGCTGCGACTTACGAGGTGGGGACAAGACCTACGACGGCCCAGACGAGCTATGCGCTTTAATAATAAAAAACTAAAACTCAATAATCTCGTCCACTCTGCGGTCAAAAGCGGCTCTAAGGTTGGCGTTCATCTCTCCCCATTTATACCACTCGTCCGGATGTGAGTTAGAAGTTATATATAACTTCTTCGGTGCAAAGTTGGTCATCCCTCCCTTGATAGGAACCTGCATAGAGTACCGGTCGGCCATCTTGAGAAGGAGACTCAATGGGATCCACCCATAGAAGTCGTCCAATAGAACTGACTCCTGGCTACAGTAACCGTCGAACCACACAGCGCTCCCATTAGGCTGGGGCACTGGGTAAACACTACCACCCTCCGAATAGACTCTCCTGGTCTTCCCCGTCCCTGCTCCACCCCAATAGATGATCAAGGTAGTCTTGAAGTCGCGAGGGGCACACACTAGGGTCCGATACCGGGCAAAAGCGCGATGGTACCGGACCCACTCCCCGAAAAAAGCGTCCGCTAGCTCTAGCTCGGAGGAACCACTAAGAATGGCCTCTCTAACGTCCTCTAGGTCGGTGCGTCTCCCCTGCTGGGACTCCATGTCGCCATAGCTGTAGGGGCCGGACACCCTACTCTCCTCCTTGCGGCAGTACTCCATAGCCTGCTGCTTGGAACCAGAACGACGCTCTCCGTGGACTCCACTCCACAAACGCTGCAGATGGCTGAGCCGGACCGCTGCGGAAAACTCCACATATGCCTGGACATGCAGACGTCCTGTAGATGGGCAACGCTCCTCCTGGTAAACTGCTCCTCGACACTTGGATGTAGGGAGAGCCAATCCTGAATCGAACTCAGGGATAGTACCATAGAATGTAAGGATCCAATTCCTCCCTGCGGACATATAATGCTCCTTGGGCTAGGAACAAGAATACAAAATGAACCAGGAAGGCAGCGCCAGCCGACAGGTGCGCTGACAGACACACATACGGAGTCCGAACATGCCGGGACGGACTCCGGATCAGAACAAAAAGAATTCCTATACCCAAAGGGTTAGGGATTCCAAAAAAACCGAAAAGGGTTAGGGGCAAGCGAACGCGGAGCGCGGTAGCGCGGAGCCAGTGAGCGCGCAGGGCCGCAGGCCCGTAGTTAGGGTCAGTATAAAAATAAAAAAAAAGATGCACAGAAGTGTCGGTCAGTATTACCCGACACTTCCGTTACTGTTACAAAAGTCATAAAAAAGAATACGGGTACAGTCTATGCCTAAGGGAATCTCAGGGTCTGTAAGGGGATGGAACGATGCGTTCGGCTTAGTCGGTACTGCTGCGCCCTATGTCTATCGTGCGTGGAAAAGGTACAAAGCCTCTGGAGCTCGGCAAGGTCGGATCCCCCTCAGGAACAATCTCGGGAAACGTCGTCGGATGGCTCGGAAAGGGAAAAACAAAAGAAAAAAGATCGAGGGGAGACTCTCGGAAAAGGAGGACAAACAATCCTTAAAGAAAGGGTTGGCATCTCGTGTTGCTGCTCTGGAAAAAAAGTCGTCGGCTGCGCTGTCGGTCAAGTTGAACACTACAATGGCCACGTACCAAGGGACCTCAAGCGGGAATGACGTAACCAACTACGTAATAGATGTAAGCGACGTGACCACCATAGAAAGTGAGGCCCTCGGGAACATGAAGTTCTTCGACCCAAGCACCCCTCAAACACTAATAA